GATTGAGGCCCGCGGATCTGGCCTATCTCGTCAAGGATGGCGAGCACAGGTGACAGGCCGTGGGCGGTCTTGCCGTCAGCCGCCAGTGCGCGAAACTCGGTATTCAGCGGCAGGCCGATCAGGCGTTTACCGGACGGCACGATGCGGACGATCTTCGATAGCGCGGGCGACTGCATGACCATCTGCGATGCGAGGCGGAACACGATTGCCGCCTGCTCACGGCTGAGCGCGCCTGCCACCAACTGCGAGTTCTGCTTGGCTTCAGGCCCGACCAGGTGAGTTAGGATCAGGGCGCTGATCGTCGCGCTTTTCGAGTTCTTGCGCGCACAGCTCAAGATGGCGCGGCGGGTGCCAGCCGGGTTGTCGTAGATATCGCGGATGAACTGCTTTTGAAACTCGGCCAGCAGCAGCGGCTTGCCCACGTCCGCACCTTCCGGCACTACCAGGTACTTTTCGCAGAACTGAATGATCTTGTCGGCGCGGCTCATTGCATCGTCGCCAAGGTAGGGATCAGGTCGTCGTCGAGCTGAGCGCGGGCGTCACGCTCCAGGGCGGCACCTTTCGGGATGTTCTGCGCCTTGCCCACGGTGGCGATGGTGTCCACCTTGAGCTGCCGGCCAGTGGCCAGGGCGCGGCGGGTCATCTTGTCCAGCAGGTCACAGGCCGGGTTCGGCCTGCCGTCCACCAGCAGCCCGTCACGGTCGATGGCATCTTGCAGCGCCTCGATATCGGCATAGGCGCGGGCAAGGCTACCGGCCAGGATCAGGTCAGCATCGGTCCAGGTGTCACGCGGGCGAGCGGTTACGATGGCATCCCAGAAGGGCCTTGCCTGCTTGCCTACGCGCACAAACGCGGGCGGCGCTATAGGGCCAAGGGCTACTGCCTGAGCGGCTGCTATGGCGGCTCTGGCGCTGTCTGAGCGGGGGCGGCGGGCTGTCACCTTCATGGCTGCTAGTCTTCCGGGCACTTAGCGATAAAAGAGCAGGGACCGGGCGGTGTTGCCTGCGTCGGTTGCTGGTGATTTTTGTTCTCGATTCCACGGATGATTCGGATCGAGCGGATTGCCTTTCACGTCGCAGCCCCACGTCACGCTCTTACCCATACTCGCGGCCGTCTTGAGCGAGTGGCATTCATGGCAGAGCCCCTGCAAGTTCTCCCGGCTGTTGTCGTCGGTGAAGTCGTCGCGGCTGTCCTCGATGTGATCCACGTCCGTTGCTGGCACTACCAGACCACGCGCTGTACACATACGGCAGAGCGGTTCCTCAGCGAGTACCTGAGCGCGGAGGGTCTTCCAGGCGGTGCTGTTAAGACTTAACGTCCGGCGCTTCTTCATGCGGCCACCTCGTTAACTGGCTTGTTAACTTGGTCGTCCAGTCCTTCAATGGCGGGCAGGTTCTCAATGCGGCGCACCTCAGAACGGAGCATCCATCCGTCCTCGATGCCGCGCTGATAGAAGTTCGCTCGGGCCAGGCTGTCGCCACGCAGCAGACCTTCCACGTTGTGCTCAACGAAGAACGCGGGGTTGGTAATGCACGCTCGGTTGATCGCCTGCTCCCAGCAGATCAGGTGCCGGCGTAGCGTCATCGTCACGAACTGTCGAGCTAGCTCTACGCTGTTGCTGTAGTTCGCGCTCTCCATCGCCTGAACAATCACAGGCTGGCAGCGAAACAGACGGCAGACTTCAATCACGCTGAGCTTCCTGGCTTCGATCCACTCGGCATCCTCAAGCGTCATGCTCACGGTCTTAAACGTCGCGCCTTGCGGCAGTACGGCGGTCCGACCGTGGTTACTCACACCGGATTGACCAGCAGCCCAGCTTTCGCGGATCTGCCCGGCCTGCTCTTTCGTGGTGCCGGGTGCTGTCTCGATAACGCCCGATAGCTTGGTGCCCTGCTCGAACATCTTGGCGCCGTGGGTGCGCTCGGCCAGGGCCAGGCCGATAGTGTCGCGGGCTACTTGGATCGGGCTGCGGCCCAGGATGCCGTCATCGGAGTGGTAACGCAGGTGCAGGACTTCATCAGCCAGCAGGCGGCGCTGGTTGCCTTTGCCGTCAACGTGTTCATAGACCAGATTGCCCAGGCTCGAACGCAGCACAGTCACGCTATCCGGGTGCATCGGCAGCAGAGCTTTGACCGAACCGTTCGGGTTCCACACGATCTCCGCATAGGCGTTACCACGCAGCAGGACGTGGCGCTGCATCTGCTCGCGGAACTCCATCGCGGTCTGGTAGTTGTTCGGGGTGTCGTGCAGCAGCTTGTACAGCGGGTGACTACGGGCCTTCTCGCGTCCGTCATCGGTGCGGCGATACACGTCGAGCGGCAGACTTCCCACTGTCTCACTGATAGCGGCCACGCAGGCATAGACGGCGCTGATGCCCTCGGCGGTGGTTGTGTTCACGTCTACGCCAGCCACGCCAGGAAAGCCCGTCAGGCGGTCGTAATAGGTGTCATAAGCCGGGGTCGTCGGCTCGGGGCTGGATCGTTTGAACAGGCGTTGAATCAGGCTCATTCGATGGCCTCCAGGTATTTACGGGCCAGGCGAATCGAGCGCGGCAGCTTCGACCGGACTTGAACACTCGTCGCGTCATAGGCCGGGTTGGCCGTGATGGTGATCTCGAACAGATCCACGTCGCGCAATTCGCGGACGGGCTTCGCGCCTTCGGCCCAGGTGTCACGAACGGGCAGAAACCCGAACGAACAGCCGGCCACGTCGCCACGCTTCACCAGCTCGGCCAGATCGCGGCCCAAGGTGGTATCAGGCAGGTCCAGCTCGAATGCCAGGCCTTCGGAATCTTCTGTTAGTCGCAGAGTGCCGGCACCCAGGCGACCTAGCAGCGACTTGCCGTCATGCTCGTAAATCGCCCGGATGTTTCCAGCAGAAGCGGCGGCAAGCGTCCGGGTGAAGGCACCGGGGCGGATGACTTCCACAAACTCGCCCAGGTCCGTCTCAGAGTTGAACCGAGCGGCATAGCCGGTCAGCTTGCGTCCGTCAGGCTTCAGCCCATTGCTTGCGCGCCGTTCCATTGCTTAGACCTCGGTCGCTACGACGAAGCCTTGCGGATGGCGCACGGCGGTATCGACGGTGGCCATAGCGCGGACCTGAATGCCGCCACGGCTGTAGGCCGGCTCAGCCCAAGCATTGGCAAGAATGTCGATCTCGCTCCAGACGCCAAGCATGACTTGCGAGAAGTCGCCCAGGATCAGCTTGCCAGCCGGCACGCTCTTGCTGGTGGACAGGGCCAGGCCAGCCATCAGGCCGTTGTCGTACAGGAAACCGCTACCAGATCCGGCGACCTTCTCAGCAGCAGCCAGGGCGGTACGGATGGCGGCAGTGGTCAGCCAGCGACCGTTGCTGATATTCACGTCGTCGAGCTTTTCGAGCATCGCCAGAACGCCGGCCCAAGTGGTCGGAACGTCGCCGGCAGCTTGGATGCCAGGAGTGTTCAGGATGCCCAGCGGCTGCCCCAGGAGGCCCGAACCGTTGATGATCGCGGCGTCGATCTGCTTGGCGATCAGGGCGGACAGATCCTCACGCACAAGCTGTTCAATGCCGGGCGCGGACTGCTGAATCAGCTGGCGACTCATTTCGGTTTTGCCGCCAACGTGTTTCGGGGTCAGGGTGACTTGATCGAAAGCCATCTGACCTTCTGGCACGGCCTGGCCCTCAGTGACCCAGCCCGTTTCGAGGCCGCTGCCGAACTTCGGAATGGCAACATTGCCACGCAGACCGGACAGCACACGGATGCCCAGCGAGCGAGCCAGCAGAGCCTCACGCAGCGGGCCGATGTACTGGTCAGCGCGGTGGTCAGTACCTACCAGTTCAGGAGCGGTCGCGGTGGTGTTGGCGCGCTTCTCCAGGCTGGCGAACGGTACGAACGCGCCCTCGGCTTTGCGGCCACTGCGGCGTTCAGCTTCGCGGGCATATTCAGCCTCGGCACCGTCCAGGCTGCGGCCTTCCATCTGAGCGCGAATCACCTTGGTGACGCTCACGGAACCGGCCAGGCGGTCGAAGTCGGTAGAGGGTGCGCCCGATACCGGAGTGCCAGCAGCGCGGCGTTCTACTTCGCCCAGGTATTCGGCACGCTCAACCTGAGCGGACAGGGCGCGTTCTTCAGCCTTCAGGCTCTCGAACTGCTTGGTTTCGTCGGCAGACAGATCGCGGCCTTCAGCGGCTGCGGCATCTACCAGGGTTTTCATGGCGGCGACCTTGGCGGAGCGCTGCTCGCGTAGGGCGGAAATCTTCATTCGTTGATACCTGTATGGTTGTATGACACGCAAATATAGTTTACGTGTCTATCCATACAGTATCAACAAAACTATTGACAGTTTTTAGGTATACGTTGTAGGTGTTTGATGAGTGAGGCGTTTTGGTCTCAGTGAGACGTTTTGGTCTCGGTGAGATATCCCCAGTTCTGGGGAAAACCCTCTGCCTTGATAGTGGGAAACCCCCGGTCTTGATCGAGGGAAACCGCCGATCTGGTCCGAGTCGGACAGGTTGGTCTGTCTCGCCGTGCCGGAAATGGCACTTAGTGCCAGTGTGTTGATTCCTACACAGTGGAAACCCAGCGATAACCCAGCCGGTTAGGGTTGGGTTTCAACGGTTGTTGAACAGGTGTTGAACGATCGCTGAACGCTTGGTGCACGAAACGTGCTCAGTTCTGAGCGCATTAAAAACCCCGCTCGGTGGCGGGGTCTGGTTGGTCAGTGAATGCGCCTGGTGTCGAGTGTCGCCAGATCCTCGTCGCTGAGCACGCCGGCAGCGAACAGGCCTTGCAGGAATCCCGACAGCATCTTGGTATCCAGCTCGCCCCGGTCGGCGTCGGCCTGGTACAGCTCCAGCGCGGCGACCGCTCCGTCACAGTGGGCGACCATTGGCACGATCTTGGCGAACAGTGCGCGTTCTCCCGGCTTCATGGTTCGTAGCGCTCTAGCAGCTCGCCTAGGCGCTTCGCGATCCCGTCCAGAGATACGGCCAAATCTGGACGCATCTCACCGTCACGGAGCTGGCAGAGGTCAGAGAAGATACCGAGCAGCATCGCTTGGCCGAATGCGTCGATGTGCGCGCCTTGGTCGTCGACCACGATTCCGCAGTCAGGGTCGATATGAACGATGTTCGTCATGCTTCCTCTCTTGCCCTTCCAGCCTTATCGGCTGCTATGGGCTGGTAAACTTATAAGGGTCTTCAATTTTTGAAGCTACAAACCCCCCAATCGGGCCGATTACGCTTCAATTTTTGAAGTCTTCATGCCGGTGGGAAAAACAACCGGACGAAACGGGAATAGAAGGCTTCATTTTTTGAGGGTGCGTCCTTCAATTTTTGAAGCTGGTAAAAATCTAAACCGGTAGATCACGAACCGCGAGACTTCGAAGGCCGCTCGCGGTCGCGGCGACCTCAAGGCCTTTTCCAGGGCATTCATCTATCGGCACCCAAGTCAGGCCGTAGAGCGCCGGTCTTGCCCCGTCTCTACCTTTGTAGTGGGTACGGGTTTTAACGACGAGTTTCCGCTCTTGCAGCTCTTTCAGGGCCCTACATAGAGTCGCTTCTGCCATACCTCCCCACGCCTCCATCATCGTATGAGTTGCCGCCAGGTCTCCGTTGTTTCGCCCGTTGTATTGATAGCCGAGCACCATTAATACCTTCAGCGCAGACGGTGAAAGTTCTCGGTAATCGGGGTGTGCCATAAGTGCTTTGGGCAGGACGAACGCACCCATTGCGCCCCAATCGACTTTGGGCGTCTTCTTCTTCGCCATCAGTGAACCCCAGCAGAGCTGGCGGGTTTCCCCGCCAGCGAGTCTTACGCCGCGATGCGGGTCGGTTCTGCGATTAGGACATAGCGTCCGACGCGGTGCGGTGGGCGACCCGGCTCGGTCGCTTGGTAAGCCCACTCTGTACGAATGTCGTAACCACGGCGGCGTAGGCGGCGAATACAGCTTGGCGGATGGACGATATCCAGATCGCCAGAGGCTTCCAGGCTTGTTACGGGCGCGATCCTAAGCGCGGTCAGCATTCGATCGTCTTGCGCGCTCGCTGAATGAAGTGTCATAGTTCAGTCCTCACTTGGTGCAGTCCAATGTGTTTGCCCCTGGCGGTGTTGCAGCACCGCTTCGGGTTTCCTCTCTGCTTCCTTTCTCATGTCCATTCGTCCCTGTCCGGTGCGGCGTAGCCCCATGCTTCGTTGGCGGCCGCGTAGATCATCGAACCCAGGGCGGCCACCGCATACGCAAGGCTGCTCCGGTCGTCGTCGCTTAGGTGATGCTCTGATTCGTCGGCACCTAATAGCCGGCCGATACCTTCCAACCCTTTGCCGGCGTTCGTCAGCATCGCGGTGTTGCGCTGGATCATCTCGAACGCCTCGCGATCAGTGATGTGGCTCATTGCAGGCCCCCCACGCGCTTGATGCGCTCCGCTTCGCAATCCATGTAGTTGCTCAGGTCGTCGGCGAGGTACTGCGCCAGGTTGGCGAGGTCCAGCGCATCGCGGCCGTTCTTGTGCGTGCAGTTGAGCTGGATCGCTCGTGCTATCGAGCCAAGCCACTTGCCGTGTTCGCGCGCATAGGTCGCCAGGTCGTACGCGTCGATTTCATCCACTGTTTCGGTCGTTGCGGTATTCATTTCGCTAGCTCCAGTCGAGAGGCGCCAAGTTGGCGCAGGTGTTCGAGGTCAATCAGGCGGGTGTGAGTGGGCAGTGCCAGCCACCCAATGACTTTGCCGCTGCGGTCGATTAGATGGAAGGCCCGTTCCAGGGCCTCAAAACGGGCGTTCATCGTGCGTTGTCCTTCGCCATACGGTTCAGCCAGGCGCGCAGCTCCTCAACGAGGATCAGGCGGCGCTTGCCGGCTTTGAACGACACGAGGTCGCCGCGGGCAATGGCTTCGTAGACAGCGGAGCGGGTGGTGCCGGATGCACGGGCGGCCTCTTCAGGACCGACAGCGAGGGGTTGCAGGGTTGCGAGTTGGGTCATGGTCTTCTCCATCTGGCGAGCTAAATTGAGCCAGTGAGAGAAGGTTAGTCGTTTGACTGGTTGTGTGTCAATAGACATACAAAGCGTCAATTGATGCGTATCGAATTGTCAGGCATTCTTAGCGCATCGATCACGGAGACCACCGAAATGGCAAAAGTAGCGGCGCCTAAGAAAACGGAGACGTTGACGCTGCGTCTCGACCCTAAAACGAAGTATGCGATAGAGCTTCTTGCCCGCGATCAGAAGCGAACGCTAGCCGGGGCAATCGAATGGGCGGTCCAAAAAGCGATGTCGAGCCAAGAGGTCGGGGCTTCTTTGGGGGTGTGCTCGTTCCAAGAGCTAGTCGATCAAACGTGGACGCCAGACGAATTGCAACGGGTGATGAATCTCGGCGCCAATGCGGAGCACCTGCTAAGCCATGACGAAAGCTGTCTGTGGGCCGTGATAAAAAGCAATCCACTTTTTTACATGGACGCGGTGAAGGTAAACGGCCACCTTCAGCGTCATGTTTTCTTCGTCGCCAGAATCATGTATTCCGAAGCGCTGATTCGAGAGCGGGCCGAACAGCTTGCGGCACACGGAAAATTTGCGCCGATTACCCTTGATGAAATCTACGAAGCGAGCGGGGGCGACTTGCCGGCAGCTGAGAAGGCTGCGGAGGATCTAACCTTTCGTATATCCAAGGAAAAGCTGTTGAAGGGGTTCGGGGCTAAATAAGCTCCACTGCCGCCGCCTTGCTGTCCGGTGCAAGGTGGGCATAGCGGAGCGTCATCTTGATATCTGCGTGCCCCAGCAGATCGCGCACCGTGTTCAACGGTACGCCAGCCATCACCAGCCGCGATGCGAAGTCGTGGCGCATATCGTGCCAGCGGAAGCCGACGATGCCGGCATTCTTCAGCAGCTCCAGCCAGGCGGTTTTCACGTCCGTCATGGGCTTGTCGTCCTCGCCGGGGAAGATGTAGCCGGTACCGCTCGCTTGGTCGTACCATCCTTGCAGCGTGGCCAGCGCTTCGGCGTTGAGCGGGATATGTCGGGTCTCGCTGGTCTTTGCGCCTTCGCCGGCTACCGTCAGGGTTTTGGCTTGCAGGTTGGCGTGATGCCAGCGTAGGTTGAACAGCTCGCCGCGCCTCATACCGGTATTGAGCGATAGCAGAACCATCGGCTTCAGGTGATCGGCGAAGGCGATGGCGCGAAGGTCTGGCAAAGCCTCTCTGCCGCGTTTTGAGCGCCATTCGTTCGCACTGTCACGCTCTGCCCTGATTCGCTCCTCGCGTGCGTCCAGCGCATCCCGGAGGGCTTTAGCCTCGGCCTTCGACAGGTAGCGGATGCGGCCGATCGTATCGACCTTCAGTTGCTTGACCTTCTCCAGGGGCGAGGCGGGCAGGTAGGCCCATTCCACGGCGCGGCTGAATACTCCGCTGATGCTGCCCATCTTGCGGTTAGCGGTGGCGGGTTTGTTGCCACCGTTGAGCCAAGCGGTTCGGATCTGCTCCAGATCGCGGCCGGTTACCTCATCGAGGCGGCGGTGCATGATCGGCTCGAAGCTGGTGTCGAGCGTGTGCAGCGTCTTCTCGTGGCCTTTGTGGTGGGCCTTGAACCACGGCATATAGTGGTCATCGATGAAGCTGCGCAGGGTAGGGGTGCCAGCACCGCGGCGGCCTTGGGTGACTGCAAGCGGTTCGCCGTGCTTGCGGGCCTCGTTGAGGTACTGCAGCGCCTCTTCCCGTGCCTGCTCAAGCGTCAGGATGCCGACACGGCCTAGCGCCTTCTTGCGACCACGCGCCCAGGTGACGACGTAGGACTTCGCCCCGGCAGCGGTCACGCGCACGAACAGGCCGGGCACGGTGGTATCGTGGACTTCGTATTCCTTGCCGGTGACTTCTAGGCTGTTCAGTCGACGCGCCGTCAGCTTCTCTCGCACGGTGTCCCCATGGGTGCAGTGTGGGTGCAAAAGTGACTATACGGAGCTGATTTACCGGATGCAACCGGACGCTAAGTGCTTGATTGGTAGGGTAACTTCTTGATTTGGAAGGGGCTAATTTGCCCCTCCTAAGGGGAAGGTTGTGAGTTCGAACCTCGCCTGGGACGCCATCAAAGCCTGCATGACGAGGCAAAGCCGCAGCGGGCGGCTCGCCAGCTGGCAAGCGC